CGGTCAAAAATGCGCCCGCTACGGTAACAGTGCCTGTAATAGAAAACGAAGCTTGCGAAGAATCATTATCAATCACCGATGGGTCTGCGGCGGTGGCGGTGCCAAAGTTAACCGTTGCGCGGTTACTGCCTGAGTAGTCCGTCGTCTCTGCCCAGCCCGCATGAGAGGCCATTGTGTCAGCCGCAGCAAAAGTAGGAGAGGGAGAAGCGTTAACCAGACCCAGATACCAAGCCGCTGTGTAGCCAGAACCCTTGAAATACTTAGAGTTCATGTCTTGTAAACCGACGTTAGTGACTAGGTTCTTAGCCACATCCGACCACTTCAGGTTACCGTCCTTGTCGTAGCACTCGAAGTAAAACACCCCGCCGCCTTTAGCGCCTTCGGTCGAGCCCACTTTCTTTTCTACCTGCCCGACCATACGGTCAGCGCACTTAGATTTATTCATTTCAAACTCCTTACGATATGCGTATTATTGCAGTCTGGTTATTTGCAGGTGGAAATTGTACGACGAAGTTGCCGCCGCTTGTGGTCTTTGTGCCGTTGAAATCGAGCACAACAATAGCTGGATTAGTTACCCCATCTTCTTTATACACAAGCGCACCCGCCGCAGAAATAGACGAAGCGAACCAAGAAGCGTCAGAAAAACTTAAATATGCCACTCCGCTCTCTTGTGTGGGGGTAACAGAGACAGTGATCACTTCCCCACCAGCGGTATAACCCACGCCGGAAGTCTCGTTATCAGTGGAGTAAGCAGTGGTGCTGGCGTTTAATGTGGCTGCGGACGTATAAAGAGCAGCCTTAAAAACCTGAGACGTAGACGCACTAAAGTCGAACTCCCCTTTTAGAAGCCCGACTTTAAAAGAATTAACCAGTCCCTGAATAATCATTTAACACCTCAAGTTACGGGCATCCTGTACTGCCCACTGCGGTATGCATCTTGTCTCTCCCTGCCATCCCCAAGCAACTTAAGTAGGGAAATCGCCTGTAGATACATTTTTTCATACATCGCGATCATTTCAGGGTCGCCTTTAATAAATCGTATGGCCTCCATGAGGGCCCCATTGAGAAGCGCAGAGTCGAAATTGTCTCCGAGCCATGAATTTCCTGCAGTAACGATTGACTCAGGGTAGTAAAAATAGTGTAGTTCGACAGTGTAATTCGCGTCAGGAGTAGGCCCAAGGATAAAGCTGAGTTCATTGGTAATAACAGGTGGTGGAGTATTTGTGGTTGTGGGTCCGAATAGCGCATAGTATTTTGGCAACCCTGTAACACTGGACGACGGATACGCCTCACGGATAAAGTTCACATCCTTATTCAGCAAGTAAGTAATATCGCCAGAACTATCATTAATGCCCAAAGAATACACCGACAAAAAGTCCCCGGGGGCTGAAAGGTACTTGTTGTTAGCAGATACCGTAGCTACAGAATTCTTGCGTAAAGCCGCTAATTGCACGCTGTTGAATATCTTCTGCTCTGCCTGCTGGGTGAACATGGCGAGCTGATCCGCCGTAAAGGTATTCTCTACGATGTCTTGGATGTTAGTAGTCAGCTCTGTATAGTTCATCTTTTATCCTTACGCCATAGGACCGCGAGACATCAAACCCTTCGTAGCTGCACCTGTACCGCGCATTTTGGTACCTGAGGTTTTTGTGTTGTTGGCATTAGGATCACCTGCGCTAACCCGCATGGCTGGAGTGCCGACTTTCTGCTCTGGCGCAGTTTTGGTATTTGGATCTGGTGGGCTCGATACTGCCTTCATGGCCTCTTTAGATCCGATCTTTTTTCCTTTCATGGTATGGGGCTCCGCGTAAGTTGACGCATGACCAACTTCTTTACCCTTCATCTTGTGAGAGTATTTAGCCATTATTTGCTCTTCTGGTTCATAACCTTGGACATACCGCGCCCGTGGTGCATACGATCCATCGTAGTTGGCCCACCCTTTTTCATGCCTTTTGCACCTTTGTGCATGCGGGACTCGTGACCTTTAACAGCCTTACTCGCTACTTCTTGCATTGCTTTTTTCATTTCCGTTCCTTAAGAGGTAGATACAGTTACATACCCAACAAAACTGCTCATTTGTGTGCCGAGAACTGGTACAATCTGGGCTCTGCTCTGGGGGTAACCCGTGAAATCAGGCCTTGGATTACGTATAGCCTGAGGATCATCAACCGGAAACATACCCAACTTTAGCTGCGGGTGATCAGGTTCCCAACATTCCGGGCAAACCAGCAAGTTAATCTGCTTAGCCTTAACGATTAAGTTCCGTAACTCCCTGAGTTTATACCGAAACCCACACCTATCGCATTCTGCAATCGCAATTTTGTTAGAAGCGAACCGATTACTCATGGCTACCTCATGCCAAATATTCTGGGCACAAAGCGAACTGGGGCCTTCTCGCGGTCTTCTTGGGCGGCTAAATCAAACTGTTGTTCATAGTCCTGTTTAAGCATCTGGATACGCCCCGGGTCTACATCAGGAAATTTCATTGAGATGTAGAGAGCCAAACCAGCTACCAGCGCAGGTAGGAAACGGAAAGAAACGTCAGGGGTATTAGATCCAGTACCTGCATCCTCGATCCTGCGCATACGCCAATACTTAAAAGTGTAGTACGGCGAACCTATTGTACCTTGCTCAGGCACAGGCCATACTGTAATCTTAGGGTTATCCCTTAACCGCTGAACCCATAATTGTATGGGTCTACCCTGAGTATTTTTATTAGGGATAGAAGCGTAAGTAGATACGCTAATACGGGAAATGTTTATGTCAGACTGCGTTGCACCAGTGCCCGTACGAATGACGTGATCCAGCAAGTCGATGGTATCTGCTGGTAAATCGTAGGTACTTACTCCTGCTACTAGATCAATTGATCCTTCCTCTATCGTCCACATGTTAATGCCACGGTTCTGAAACTCTATGGTTAACAAGTTCATCGAACGACGAGCAGTACGCAAATCATATCCAGTACGCAGCTCTTTCCCGCAACGCTCAAAAGCCTCTTCGCAAAGAGTAACAAAATCGAACGAGGTATCGGCAGTTCCGCTAGTTGTCATTTCTTCCTCGCGGCGCTCATATTATCAATTAAATTCGGGTAAACCCTGCCAGCGGACTTTGCTTTCGCCTTAGCGGCTGCTTTCTTATCCGGGGTTAAAGGCGTTGACTTCTTCTTGGGGTTGGGCGTGTCCCATACTTCCCCGCCTTTCTTATACAGCGACACGGGCTCATTGCCATCTTTTTTCTTGATGGTTTTGACTTTCTGGGGGTTTATGTCCCCCATGCCCCGTGACATTCTCATACAAACCGACCTTTAGTTTTACCCTTCGTCGCGCAGCCATCAGCACGCTTAGAGGCAGAACTGGTTGAACCGCCCTTAGCCATCTTTTTAGTGGCACTCTTCTTAGCGGGCTTTTTACCGCCTTTCTTAACACTCTTCAGAATATCGCTAAGTGAACGCCCTTTATTTTCGTCACGATCCATTTCACGCGAACGCTCATACCCACGCTGATTCATCTCATCTTGCTGAATACCTTCCATAGCTTGACGCGCAGCAGGTGACGGGGGTGCCATTTCTTCCGGACTCATAGGAGGCATACCACGACCCATAGGAGGAGCTGGAGGAGCTGCGCCAGCGGCGGGAGGAGGGGGCATCATAGGTCCACCCATCTGGAATTTTTTGGTTTTCATGTTTACACCTTCTTACAGTTAGTACGACCTTTTTTAGCAACCCCGTCGGCTGATTTTACGTAACCGCCAGTAGCCATTTTAACCATTTTGCCCTTGGTTTTGCCTTTGTGCTCAATACCGCCACCTTTGGCATAACCCATCTTACCGCCCATTGCCATTTTCTTTGTTCCGCATGCCATGATTAATCCTTTTATCGGTTCCGTATCTGATCTACTAAAAACATCCCTACAATCCCGATCAGGGCAAAAACACCGCGGTCAACCCATGCCCCTATTTTCTACAGAGGATGTAATTGCTGATTGCCGCTCTTCGATAACCGCAAGTCTGTTAATAGCAACCGTAAGATCCCGTAACGCACTCTTTATGTCCGAAACGTCTGCGTGTAATATATGCAGCTTCGTGGTTACTTCCCCAATCTGCGGGGCCCCTGCGCGGCGTTCCGCTCCATCCCAGTCAGTCATTTGCAATTCCACCTCTTAAGACTTGCGGCCTTGCGAGTGGGGCGACCTTTCTCATCTTTCATGGGTCCGGGCATACCGCTCATGCGGGCGCAAAATGATTTCTTACGAGGACCACCTTCAGGCTGTGGTGCTTTCAAGTTTGAGCCAGTTTCGCGGTTATATTTAGCGCGGCCCTTGGCAGTTAACCCGGCACCTTTGGATACGGGTAATTTTTCACCCCGTCCGACAGCCAGAGAAGGGGTCTTTTTAGCCATAGAACACCGTAGCCGTGGCATTGGTAAGCGCCACGTAAATATCCGTCCGGAACAAAATACCTTCACCCGGAATTAAAATATTTGTGGTGCCTGCCGCAGCAGGAGCGGTGTATTTGAAACGGGATACGCCACCAGAACCACCGTCTTTTAGCTCAACAGTGCCGCCAGTAGCAAAGGATACAACAATCCCTTTTACCCTAGCAGGCGCACCAAAGGCTGAACCAGAGGTGGTTCGTTCGGCGGCTTTAACGTCATATTGCATAGCCATAATCAGCTCCTTTTAGTGTGGAGCGATTAAACGACAACCGCAACGCCTGTCAGAACGTCGATGTTGGCTGTGCCGTTAGAGAATACCAGCGTGTTGCCAGACGACGTGCCCGAAACATAATAGATCGTACCAGCGTTACCAGCGGCTGCGGCAGGGAGAGTGCCAATTGCACGGACGGTTAATTTAACCCCGCCTGTACCAGTAACAGCCACGTTTGAACCTGTAACAGCGCCAGTAGCGGTTACAGTAGTTGCGGTTACGCTAGTTGCGGCAACGTTGCCTGTGATATCGCCTTCGAAACCGTTATCCGATTTGACTGGGCCCGAGA